TAGATAAAGATGCAGCACAAGCTCAGTAACCATAACGAAGAAGAACGCACTGCCACGTGCTCTATTTGTGGCCCCACCAAGATCAAGCTACGAGATAAAAAGAATCCACTCTCTAGTAGATATAGATGTCGTACAGTATGGAAGCGAAGCTACAACAACAGCGTCTATCCATACGCTAGACATAAAGGCACCAAATGTCAAGGATGTGGGTTCATACCAGTACACATCTCTCAGCTAGATGTAGACCACATAGACGGTGACCGTTGGAATAATGAGCCACACAATCTACAGACCTTGTGTGCTAACTGCCACCGGCTCAAGACCCACCTATCAGGGGATAGTAACTCTGGCATATTTTAGGCATAAAAAAAGAAGCCCACCCCTTTCGGGGTGAGCCTCTTAGTTTGCCTCGCGCTGATGGGTTATTTAGACCCACGACCAAACTCTGTAGCAGAAGCATCTAGCCACTTTAGTAATGGACCAGCAAAGCCAGCTACTGCTGCCATTGCTAGTGTCTTAAGGTCTGTCTCACCAGCAAGGTAAAGTGCAACCGCAGCAGATGCTGCAGCACGGAACCAAGTGAGTGCGAGTTGTTTGAATTGCTCCATTATATCCTCCTAGGGGATTAGGATTTTGCCCCGTGTAACTTACAGCAGGTGCAAACTTCGGTCTTGTATGCTTTCTTTGCAGGTATTGAAGTCAGACTAGCAATAACCTGATTAAGAGTCTTAGGTTGATTCATCCACCAGAACCAAGGGGAAGTGTCATTGCCCATTTCATCGTTAATGGAAATGTGCAGATGTTTAGTGTGTTGGTTACTGCCTGTGTACTTACGATTGCCTTCTCTAGCACGTTCTTTAGACCAGATTTTTCCCTGGAAAATTAGATACTTCACTCGCTTATCTTCTTTTAACTTCTCAAAAATATCTTTGCAGTCAATCCCATTAAGCGGATCGTGTGTTAGGTCTACTGCATAACCTGTGTTGTGGTCTGAATCAGGACTCTGTTTGATGTGAGCTGCTGATGGTAGTAATCCATCCGAGGCCTTCTTGCGAGATGGCTTGATTGCTGTGGCTTGTCGAAGGACAGCAATAGCGGCAGGTGTGGCTTTCTTTACAAGCATCTTCATTCACTTCTCCGCAACTAACTTGTACAAATCATCAACTCTAGTTTCAAGCCTATCAATAGCATCACGCAAAGATGTGCCACCATTTTTATGAAGCTCTGATAGATAGTGCTTGACTAACCAGCGCACTGCGCCAGCAAAGCCACCAATGATTGTCATTATTGCAACAGCAAGTGTTGCGTAGTCTTGTGCTTGCATTAGACCGTCCTAATGGTTACTAGTAACAATCCACCAAAGCCGGTGAATCGTTTATCTGATGGTGTGTTGTTTCTAAAATCCATTTCTTCAATGATGCCAAGGTATGACTCACCAGTTCTAAAGTCTTGAATCTGGATTGTGTCTCCATTGTTTTCTATTAACTCTAGTTGTGACATACGATCATAGGCTGCACCTTCAAAACCAACCTCGACTCCAAAGTGGTCTGTCTCGTGGTCAAAGCAAGAGAGTGGATACTGGATAAGTCTTTGGCGCGGTGTTGCAGGCAGGGAACGTATCTGGTAACCAGTAAAGAGTGGTCCCTTGGTTACATCGGTACTAGAGCGAGATAGGGTAAATTGAAATCCAAGATATTCTTGGGCAGTTTGTGGGTAGCTGATATTGATTTGAGGTACTGCAGAGCCTTGTGAGAAGTTACCGATAGTAAAGAAGTTATCAAGTGAATCAATAGATTGAATTAAGACGCCGCCATCGGTGGTATCCACACGAGCCTGCATTAACTTAAATATCTTTGTCTCTAGTGTGTTGTAACGGATGTAACCAGTACGCAAATAGCCAGTTGCTACTAGGCTGGTTGTAGATTCTGCCCAAGTGTTATTGCCATTGGTAAAGGCCGCTCTATCTGAGTTGCCAAAGAAGGCAACCTGAGATGCAGTGGTAGTAGTACTAGTTGCTATCAGGTCCCAAGCCCAAGGAAAGAATAGGCTATTTCCTATAACAGTAGTAGATAGATCTACACGAACTAGCCCTGCTGCGCCATCTACAAGGGTTGCAATGTAGGCATAACTATCTCTAAAAGCAATAGAGTTACAAGCAGCATCTCTAAAGAGAAGTGGCCCGTATTGGATGTCTCCAGTTGCATCAGAGATACCTACTCTAAAACCTAGACTAGTAGCAAGGATTGCATAGGCACCAAGGTATACATCAAAGTCATTGATGCGCTCACCTTGTGGCATATCAATAATGACAGTAGGTGTTTCTAGTGTAGGAAAACCTAAAGTGTTGGGAGTTGTAGCATCTAAGGTAATCTTAAAGACAGATGATGATGTTCCGTTAGGGTCATAACCTGATACATAGATAGCTTGTGGTCCTTCAGAGATACTAGACCAGACCCAATTGGCATTAGGATGAGTAAATAGAGCAGTAGGTAGGACAGCAGAAGCAGTAGCATTAGGGTTAAGTTCATATAATACGTTTTCTTTAGCCAAGATAAGACGCTGTTTAACATAGCGGATAGTGGCTCTAGTAGTAGATGCTGCTGTATAGATCTCAGCATCTGCTGGTGTTGCACCAACTGAACCTTTATGGACTCTAGTGCCATTGATAAAGTAATAGTTAGAACCATCGGTTGTAAGACTAAAGATAGTTGAAGCAGTACCTGCTTGGGTAATAGTTGTTGAAACAGCAGCAGAAGTAATCTTCTTTAGCGCAGTGCCATCTGTTACTAGGATGCAATCGTCAGTGCCATCATTGACACCGATAAGTTGAGCAGCAGCAGCGCCTGAGTAGAAGCTGGCTGTGTCATTGAGCAGGGTAGCCTGTCCTCTAGTAAAGACATCTACACCTTTAGACTCTGTGTACTGGAAGCGTAGCGACTCTTCTTGCTGTGGTTCAAAGAATTTAATACCAGCGCCAAAGTGGAAGGATGATTGGCTGCGTAGCCACCAACCAGTCAGAGTCTGTTCTCCAGCCTCACGTGTCTGGTCAATCTGTTGCTTGCGATACTGAGCTGTTACACGGCGATATGGGTTATCGTCTGAGTTAAAAAGAAAGAACGGATAACCAGCAATAGCGACATCGTAGGCCTCGCCAGTAGCTGAGTAAGTTGAAGAGCTAGAAGGATTGGATAGTACATACGGTATACCTTCGGTAATATCATCGCCGTATGGCATCTATTCTCCTTTATTCTAAAAGGTTCACTAATGATCTAGTGCGACCTTGTGCTAACTGGGTGTAAATCTGTGTTGTTGCCACACTTGTGTGACGCATAAGTTCTTTAACTGCAATCAAATCCCCGCCTGATTTCTCAAGCATCGTGGTTGCAAAGTAGTGTCTAAGACTGTGAAAATGCTTGGCTTCAGGACCTAAGATGCGTCGCATCTCTTTGGCTGCCCTTGCTGAGAACTTGTTGGCAGTTACCTGCCATAGCCGGTCTAGCGTCTTATAGGACATAATCATCTGGGCTACGCTAGGTGCTACTGGGACTATTAGGTCAGTCCCACCTTTGCCCTGTACCCGTAGGCTGTAGCCATCCTCGTGCTCTATGAGATCAGAGCCTTTAATCTTGGCTGCTTCCATAGCACGTAGACCCACCATACCGCCTAGTATGAACCAGTCGTGATAGAGAGGCTTCGCCTCTGCTAACAGTTTGGCATACTCAGCCTTGGTTACTGGCCTAGGCACACCGCGCCCTGGCTTGACCTGTGGCAGTTCTTCTGCCGGGTTGTTACCATTTACTAGGTTCATCTTGTTAAGAGCCTTGTAGAGGCTCCTGAAGCGTGCTACATAGGTAGCCCTAGTGGATTGCCTAGTCACCCGCAGGACTACCCGCTCAACATCTGCATAGGTAGCCACTGCTGGGTGGTTGTTAAGACTAAGGATTAACCGCCAGTCGTTCTTGAATAGCTGCTCCGAGAAACCACTGGTCTTGTAGCGGTTATGAAGCTGCTCGTGTATCTGCTCTAGCGGGATAAGTTCCATAGGCAGATCATAGCACTACCTACACGTTCGGTGTGGATAGTTCCACCTGTTCAGGTGTCCAAGTTCCTTTAACTTCTTGCCAGTGTTCATCGCAATAGCCCATAACCATCATTGTTTTATTGCACATCTTACAAGGATAGTCAGACATTAAAGTTTGTCTTTGGCTCGTCTTTGGTTAGATAAGCCTGATAGTCAGAGTTGCCTTCATCTTTTGGAATAACTGAAATTGACCCGTCCTCGTTGGTGCGTTCAATATATTGCCAGCCTAATTCGTTTAACTTTTCTGTGTAAGTAATCGCCATTTTATAACTCCGCACTTATAGTAAATGTGTCATCAGTTGAGTTTGGGTGTAAGTAAAAACCTGCACCAGTTCCAGCGGCTTCGATAGAAAAGCCCTGAGTGTTAATGTAATTGGCTGAAGGCTGACCTATACCAACTGCGTTCCAAGTTCCATTTTTTGTTATTGTTGGTGCGACACGCATTTGGACTGGAAAAATCATAGGTACTCGTAAAGTTTCGCTTCCGATGTAACCGCCCAATAATGGGAAAGAACTAGTAGTGCCACCAATAAATTGATAGTAACGCTGACAAGCGGCTAATTCCCCTTGAATAGTTCCAGTTGCAGTTTGGAAAGCGGTAGCGACTGA